AATGTAATCTATGTGGTAAAGACAGTTATATGCATACATGTTTGCAATGTGAAATAGATGACGCATATAGGGGGGTTAATAACTAAAATGTTTAACAGAAAAAAAGATCCATACGAATACGTCACACCTGAAAATTATGACATGGTCAGACAATGCTTAATGCAGGGGCTCCATTCCAATGATCCAACAACAATAGTAAAAAACATACAAAAATTAACAGATATACCAGTAGAAGCAATAGAGGCAATAGTAAGTAAGGAGATAGGTGGTGCATTTGACGCATGGAAAGATAAAAATGGAGACAATCTTGGCTGATAAACTAAATGTAAATACTGGTGGAACAGCCGCAGGTAACAAGATTTGGGATATGCATCAGAAAGATGAACAAAAAAGAGTGAACAATCACAAAGAAGGATTTTGTTGGAGATGTGAAAAAAAGAAAGCGGTATCGGCAACACTTTTTAATGTGTGTGAACATTGCAGACGAAACAGAGGACATGAGTTTACATTGGTAACGGTAGCAGACAAGGGATGGGATATGTGTATGTTTTGTGGAAGATATGATTGGAGTATAAAACAGATGAATGCAAGACTGTGTTACAACTGTCACTATAAAGTTAGAGAGACATTAAGGGATTTTAGACGTGCAGGAGGAACTACTAAAGTGGACCCATTCTGGAAATCCATGAGACGTAATCTTGGAAAAGACTTTTTGTTTCAAGATGGATTTACCAGGCATTATAGAAAATAAAACTTTAATCAAAAATTAATGAACCGGTTTTATGATTAGGTTCACTCTTGGTCTGGTATCGTCATATAGAACATAACCCTTTATATGTCTTTTTTTATTATTCATACTACCTGATTTTACTCTACGTGCGATTGCCAATGTATGTTGTATTTCCATGCCAGAAAATACAACTCTGTTGTGTTTAGGTTCAATTTCAATTTCGACTATAGGTTCGAACTTGTCCTCATATTTTTTAAATTCTTTTTCACCTAGATCAAAATAAACAAGAGACTTGGAAAAGTCTGGCTTGTAACCTGCCGTACCTGAACGTATGTCACTGACAAGAACTATACTTTTATCATTAAGCCATAATGAGGAAAGATGAGTTTCAGCTATCTCGTCTTGTCCTTGAGGATAAAACAACATATATTCTTCCAGTGTGTCATACACATATACTGATGCGTTTGTCATTATTATTATATATGAGTGACACTTATATAAATGCATGGGATATAACGATTGTAAAAAATGCAAATGTATAATATCCAGATATACCATTGATAGGGAATCAAACGGAATAGTAAAAAATTATCAGTTTAAACTGTGCTGGGGATGCGGTTATTTTACAGTATATCCAAATATAGTAGATGAGTTTACAAACTTAATAATGAGAGATCAAACAATAATAATTGAATTGATAGAAGACAAACTATTGAAGCCGATTCTTTAAATAAGTTGTAACTATATAAAGATATATGGAATTTAATTTTCTAGGCGATGTAATGGCAGGGGCAATATTATTCATAGTAACAGGACTGTCAGCGTATATATTCAAGTATTTTAAGGACAAGAAACAGGAAATTGAAAAAAATCAACTGGAGATAGATAAGTTATGTGAAAAGGTTGAAGAATTGAACAGAAGATGCAAGTATGACGCTGCATTAATGAGAAAGGCAATAGTGATACTGTCAAAGAGACTGGACAAGAAAAACAAGGAAATACACCCAGATATAGATACGGCATTTGAGGAAGTCACAAAGGATATACTTACTGACGACTACTAAAAAGTTTATATAGGGTATTAACGTGAAGTGAGTATGGTATTCGAACTAGCTGGTCGACTTAGATATCATGCTTTATGGGCATACACCGCTATAGTTGCACCTGCCTTCTTATTGGATAAACTGCCAATAACAGACATACAGGGCTTGGCAGCAATCCTAGCACCATTAGCATTAGTTCTAGCAGCCGACGTTGCAAAAAACAGAAACACAGTAGTTACATCTTAGACGTTTTTGACAAATCTAAGTATAACCACTCTACATTTTTATAGATATTATTATATATGATGAGAGATATAATTAGTCATGGTAGAACGATTGTTTTTTTCCAAACTGGTCACCAAAAATTTAACAGCTATTACAAGCTCTAGAAGATTATTTGAAGGGGTGCTAACAGTTGAAATGAAAGACAGACAAGGCGAAATCACCGTACGTGACGAGTTATTGAAAGTTTTACCTATTTGGATAGCAAGGGGAGGCCCTATAACAGACACACACTCTAATAGAGTAGTAGGTCAAGGCATAAATTTCGGTTCAACAACCGTAACAGACGAGAAAGGGAAGTCATATCCTGCAATAACAATACAGGGTGAAATCTTTAGAGATTATGAACTTGACGATGAAATCTGGAAAGCCATAAAGTCGGGAAAATATAAGGGACTTTCATTCGGAGGAGCAACTAAATCCAATAGAACACCAATAATGCAAAAAGACGGATCAGTAGCATACTCCCTAAAAGATTTGGAACAGTATGAAGTAGCCGTATGTGAGGAACCAGCAGTACCATTGGCACTAATAACTCAACATAATGAGATAGCAAAGGCAATGGCAGGTAATGTCAAAGATAGAGGTGACGGTACAATGTGTATCAGATGTGACAAGTTTAAATGTTATATAGATAAAGGATATTCCGAGAAAGGAGATGACACTTATGCAGATGTAAATGGTCCAAATTCACCAAACAAGGATGATGATGCAGAGGCCCTGGAAAACAACAGGGGAGAGCCACAGGAAAACGGGGCTACCTATCATGGAACAGATAAAACATATAGAGATCCTGATCCTACAGAAACAGATCCAAAAAAGATAGAAGCAAATGCATTAAGAGCAAGTAAACAGATTCAAGTTAAAGATGATAAAGCAATTAAACCAAAAGATGATGACGAGATGCTAGAAGAAGCAGACTTGGAAGAAGTAGAAAAGATATTACCATTAATAGGAATGGTCGCATCTAGAATAGGTGGTGCAGCAGCCGGTGCAGCAAGAGGTGCAGCCGGTACAGCAAGAGGTGCAGCAAGAGGTGCAGCTGAAGAATTAGCACCAGGTCCTGAATCATGTGGTTCATCATGCGATATGACATGTGAAGACCTTTGTAAGGCAGACGGCATAGAACCAAAATACACGGAGGATGGCAAGGATAAATATGGCAACAAAATGCCAAAATTCATGCATACAAAACCATCAGATGTGGATACAGGACAAGACAAACCTGGATCAAGATACAGTACTGTACAACCAGAATCAGTAACACCTAACCGTTCTATGACTCCAGACCAATTAAAAAGAAGACAAGAAGGTAACTGGAACAAGCCATCAACAGCCCCACCAAAGGTAGGCGGCAAAAAAATTAAACCTAGTGCAACCGTAACACATGACCATAAAACAGGCACAACGACAATAGATAGTTCTACTTCAAGAAGAGGATCACAAGGAACATTAACAATACCAACAGAGACATATATTAACAACTTTACAAAATCATTAGATTTATTGAATTCTATATTAAAAATAAAGATTGGTCCAGTTACAACAGAAGCACGTAGAGGTTTAATACAAGATACCAAAATACCTGGAACTACAGGAAATCAAAACAAATTAGGTCAAGAAGCTGCATATATCAGAGAAGGTACAAAAATTAAACCAACTGGTTCAGATTCAAAATTCACTGATGCAGATGTAGAAGCAATGAAAGCACAGTTAGAACAATTAAAAACTGATTACAATACATGTGAGGTGGTAAGGGAGTATAAAGATGACGAATCTGATGATGGATCTAAAGACGAAGATTCCAAAAAAAAAGCACTTGATATAATCAATGACATAAACAATATATTAAAGACAGAACAAAAACTACATGCTAGAAATGGTACATCTAATTTCATTCACGGAAGACATTTTGTTACAACTAATGGTAAAATATCAAATCATGATGGAATGGCATCACATGAAGAACAGGTAAGACGTATAGGACATAAGGATTTATCATCATTTTTAAAAGAAACAGGTGCTGCAAGAGTAACACATAATGATAAAAATAATGAATTTTCAGTTCATACACATAGACCAATGACGTCTCATCAAGAAAAAACCATACGAAATCATATGAGAGATAATAAAATAGATGAAAGAAAAGTGATATTTGACAACTACCACGATAAAGGTCCTGGAGAAACAGGAGATTCACATACACATCATAGTAAAATATTTCCAAAAGGAAACCATAATAATATGACTGATAATATACTAACTGATAAAGCTACAGACTCAAAGAAAACAGGAAAGATATCAAATCAACATGGTGGAGGATCAAAACAAAATGCATTGAGTAAGGCATCGGGAGATTCACCATATACAGAGCCAGGAAGGGGTGGATTTGCAGGAAGAGAACCAGGTGAAACTTGTGATCATAACGAGTCAACATCAATTCACAACGTAAATCAGCCTAAACACGTAAACAGACCGTATGAGGACGAGGATGCAGAGGCTTTGAAGAAGGAAGTAGGTGACGTTTATCATCCAGGTAATGCTAAATTTGATCCAAAAAATCATAAACATTTAAAAGAATTAGGTATAAGATTTGCAGATGCTAAAGAAACCAATACAAATAAAAAACCAGCAACCAGTTCTACTGGACTTGGCGGTGATTCATGTTCAAATTTTAGTATTCATGAGACTGTCAGTAATAAGAACGATAGGGCCATGACGGCAAACAATGCTGAGGACGGTATTAATGGAAAGATGAGATTGGATAACGACCCCCCAGCAGAGGCTCTAGAAGTAGAAAAGAAAGTACAAACTGGAGATTATGGTAACTGTTCAATAGAGGTGGAAGGTAAGAATATAGACGCAGAGATTAACCCAGGTGAAAGCCTAAGAAAAGATACGGCTATAATGGACCCAGGAAGCGGTGCAGGAGGAATTAGAACCGGGGCATCATATGACAACTCACAACAGGATACAGGACAAAAGGACAACCCAAGAGAGGTAAAAGAAGAGAATTATACAGGCGAAGAAGACAGGGGAAACCTAAATCCAAAATACTCAGGAGAAGATGACACAGTATCTGGTGCATCAACAGAGAATTATAATAAAGCAACAGTGAAAATGTTAGAATTACTAGCAGATATTAAAAAACAGACATAGTAGACAATCCTTATATATTACTTTTCCAGTATATAAAGTAACAACATGACTGACGAAAAAGAATATAAAGACGAGAAACAAGAAGACGAAGAAGAAGAGAAAAAAGTAGAGAAATCTGCATTTGACTCATCTTTACAAGCATTGACAGAGACAATCAAAGGATTTGACATCAGTGGTCTTAAAGACGAAATTAAAGGTATCGGTGCAAAAGTCGATAGTTTTGATTCCAGAATTAAAGCCATGGAAGAACCAACCGACTTACCGCTAAAGCCTAAAACTTCAGCAGAAGACGATATTGGTGCAAAAGTCAAGGTTCCAGACGATTATCAAAGCAATTCAAACCAAGCCGGAGTCAAAGATTCCGACGAGGAAAATGCAAAAGAGACTGACAAAAACGGTCTTTCTATGCAAGAGAAAAGCTTTAGTCAATCAGAACAAGTCTTCTCTACACAAACTCCAAGACCAGGTGCTGCACTTGAAACCGTAGAGAAATCTGCTGGTATTCAAATAAACGAGGTGCTCAAAGCAGCTCGTGAAGTAGGACATGAAGATCTTGGATCAGTCGGTAGACGTATTCTGAAAGGAGAGTTCGGTAGTCCAGAACAAGGTGAACAGCAATGGTAAAAATTCAAACAATTGATGAGCTAGAAGCCCTATACTATGGTTACAACCGTAATTCTTTGAGAAAGGCAGACGCCCCGGTAACAACCAGTACAACTGGTTCTTTCAACGCAGTGTTCGGAGCATACGCATGGGCTCAATTAAATCTTGAAGCCAATGCATTTGGTATCTTACCAAAGTATCCTTGGGACAAAAGCGGTTGGAGGGTTATCACAGCTAAAGCAGACGCACTTGCAGACGCAGGTACCTGTAACAACACCGCATTAGGTGGTACAGCTGAAGGCGGATTAATTGCCGATACCATCAAACCAACACTTGCAGAAATTGATGTAAGACCAAAAACTGCTCAACTACCATTCAGTGCCTCAGAGGTAATGGAATGGCTTGCAACACACAGTAAAGACGACATTTGGGGTGGTCTAGGTTCACTTAGACTATTCATGGCAGTTCAACACAAAGAACTGTTAAACAGAATGTTATTAACTGATGTAGAAGCAGGAGCAGCAGCAGCTTGTGCTGTCAATACTGGTTCACTTAACTGGGAATCTTTAGACAGAATTATTTCAAGCCAAGCAGAAGGAAACTTACAAGGAGCATGTAGTACAGACAACTACGATCCTTGGAAAGGAAGTTCTGGTGCTGTAATTGACAGAGATAGTTCAAGTACATTCGATTCAACTGTCTCATCCCCATCTGGTACTTTAGGTACTAATGGAATCATGACAGATGACGTACTAAGAACATTCCTTAGATCAATCCGTAAGAAAGCTGGTAAAGATCCAAACGTATTCCTCGGTTCCCACGAAGTTTATTCCGAAATACAAGGCTTGTTTATGCCTTCTGTCCGTATTGCAAATCCATACGGTGAAGCATTAGTCCAAGTCGATGTAAACGGTATCCAAACTTTCAAAGGTACTGGTGTAGGTATACATGTAGACTCTATCTATGGAGTTCCATTCATTCCAACCAAAGATGCTCCAAGCAATGCTTGTGACTCTGACGAAGTAGGAAGACTATTTGCATTAGATACTTCTGATGCAGAAGGATATGGTTACCCAAGATTAGGAATCATGGTGTCAATCCCAACAGAATATTACGAAGCAACCCGTAGAAGTCCAGGTTACCCATTCATCAACAATGCTTTTGTTGAGAAAGGTGTATTCAGAACTATGGGTGAAACCGTATGTAGAAGTTTCATCGCTCAAGGTAAGATTAGAGATATTAAACTTTAGTCAAACCACATTCGAATCACATACTCTAGTCGAAAGATTAGGTATATTTTTTATTCAAATTCCCTCAAGGGGACACTATACTTATATATCACTAAAACTACATTTATATATGGCAAATACAGTCGCAGTGAATTCAGATTGGGAAAATCTAACAGGGAAAACTCTTTCAGTCCAATCAGAACTAACATCAAAACTAAAAACAACAGTAGTAGATGTTACTTTTGCAGGAGCTGACACATATTCAACGTGTGGTGTAACAGTTGACCTTTCATTGGGCGGTAGAATTAGTACCATAATTGAAGCATCAATTATATCAAACGACAAAGGACTTCTACTTGAATATGTTCCAGCAGCAGCAGGAGCAGCAGCCACAGGTAAGATTAAGGCTTTTGGATATATCAATGACGATTCAGCAGGTACTAATACCACCCCAGAGGCCCTTAGTGAATTAGCAAATGCATCAGCTATTGTTAACTCATTAGCAATCAAAATTCGAGTAGTAGGTTTTTAGGTAAACCTTTACTTTACTTTTTTTATTCACAAACCTTATATATTAAATGGTGACTATAATGTATATGGCTCAAGTTGATTTAACTAGAGAGAGAATAGACGCATCAAATGGGTCACTTATAGGAAGTTATAATAAAAATATAGATGTCACCACAACAAACTGCTTTTCTGCAGTATTAGAGGTAGATTCCAGAGGAACAAGAACATCAACATTTTCAATTTTCAACACACATGCAACAAACAGTATAGATTATGACATATGGGGAAATGTGGACAGTAATCCTGTGACAGCATTGACAGGTACGGCAGATACAGATTATGATAATGGATGGGTTGAACTGAAAGCCTCAACAGCTCAGACAGCAAGTGCTGCACCGGCAGTTGAAACATTAAGCAATTCTTACACAAAAGTGGTTGTAAGGGTAAAATCGACATCAGCCGGTAATGCCGGTGTTGTAAGGATATGGCATAGAGGAGATAATTAAAAATGAGTTTGAACTCTGGTTCATTAGACACAGGTGGTGGATCTACATGTGGTATATCATTAAAAGGAAATTATAATGCATCAACGAATTCACCTGACCTAGACTGTTCACCAGTACTTGGAGCTATTAAAAAAGGAGAACAATATGTGGTATCAGTATCTGGTACGTTTTATACTGAATCAGTTCACGCAGGGGACTCTTTAATCTCACAACAAGATGATCCGACACTGTTATCACATTGGATTACAATAGAAAACAACTTGACAGCAGATCCATTTGCAAGAACAAATCATACTGGATCACAAGCAGCAGGAACCATAACAGGATTAGCAACTTCAGCTACTACTGATACAACAAGTGCATCAAATATAGGATCAGGTACATTACCATTAGCAAGGTTATCAGGAATTACAAATACTGAATTATCTGCATCAGCAGGAATTACAACATCAAAAATATCAGGGTTTGATACTCAGGTGAGAACTATTAGATTAGATGAAATGGCTGCACCAACTGCAGATATAGATCTTAATGCACAGAATATAATAGGTGTTAATTATCAGGATTTGGATAACATATCTGTACCAGATGATCCTGCAACAGGAAAAGGCAGAATGTATGTAAAGACATTGGATGGAAACAATGATGGAATATTCATAAAAGTTAAGAAAGCAGGTGCATTTGTAGAGGTACAGATAGCATGACACTTGTATATTTAGCAGGAAATCAAATAACTGGATTATCATCAGATACAAAACCAACTAATGTAGTTACAAATTCCAAGTTTTTGGAAACAGATACCAAAAGTGAGTATGTATTCGACGGTTCATCATGGTCAAAAACAAACACTCAAGGAATTAAAGCAGAATATTAAACCATTACACACGACTAAATCTTTAAATTCTATAACACCACTTATATATCATGGCAACTTGTTATATTTCAACATCAGATGTGGCAGATTTCCTTAGAATATCCATAACATGTTCTACCAGTCCCAGTATTGCCCAGGTAGAGAAATTAATCAAAAGAGCAGAGGAGAAAATAGACCGTAGAACTGGTCACACATATGGAAGGACTAAATCAACTCAGGAAATATTCTCATTACCACTATTATATACGTTTGGTTGGGGGACATTTATATCATTAAAACATAGAGAAGTAACTACCGTAGGTGCAGGAGAAACATGTCTCTGTACAAGTGCCGGAGACAAAATAGAGATATGGAACGGATCTAACGCAACATGGACAGATTATACAAATACACCTGGATCATACGATGTAGAAAAAATAAAAGGTGAACTATATCTAAGGGGATTTATATTTTCAATATTAAGAAACAACAGGGTAAAGGTAACATACAGGTATGGAAGTGCAGCAGTACCAGATGATATAGAAGATGCCTGTCTTAAACTAACATGTATAGACTTGATTAGATCCTCAATCAAAATGGATGATCTTGAGTTTGGTGGCGCTATTAAAAAAGAGCAGGCCATGTCAGAATGGAAAGATGAGGTGGACAACATAATTCATGATCGTGCAGAGGTGTACGTCGTACCTTGACCGGATTATTCAAAATTAATAATAGATCACTTGGTCAGTTAAGAAGAAATTTAACTGATGATGTAGGCAACAGGACAAGGGATGAAATGAAGTTCGAGTTTGAACATCTACCATCATATTATTATTCAGATAGTGATAAAAAGGACAGCATAGTGTATGACAGTACTGCAAAAATTGTAGGCAGTGAGAAATGGGCCGTAGCAGCTTCAGATACAGGTTCAGAATGGAAATGGAGTAAACCACCACCATTTAACAAAATATTGGAATGGGTTGTAAAACATTCAGGACTTACAAAACCATGGGAACAAAGAGCAGCCGCAGCAGGTATAAGAAAGAAAATATATCAAGATGGTATAGATTCACATTGGTGGGTTGACAGATACTTGGCAGATTTCACACATCAAGCAGGTGCAACAGGGAGTGGTATAGAATGACCATAATCACATATGATGCAATAGATGATCTAAAAACTGCATTATGTGCTCAATGGGATGCAACATGTGCAGGAGGAGTAAAACCAGCCATTGACCTGGTATGGGACAAAAAGGTTGTAGGATTCGACGGAGACTCTACAGAAAGGGTAATAATAGAACCATTAACAGAACCTATTAGACCATTTGCACTACACGGAGACGCATACTGGCATGATTTACTGGTAAAAATAGATATTAGGTCATATAAATCGGGAGGCACTACCAGGCAAAATATAATAGTAAAAGAGGTCACCCGTATCATACAGAATATAATAAGAAGAAACACACAAGGATTCCTACAGGTAGTTTTAACCAAATCTGAGACAAGAAACCAGGACTATAGGAACATGTTTAGACACTTAATTGACCTAAAATATAGTGATGTAAACACACATACCTTCGTATAGATACCACAGTATAAATCTTTATATACAATTTATTGCTAATGTAATCATGGTATTTACTGGTGCGTATACATATCTGCAATGGGTTAGAGAAGCAACATTTGGTACCGAAGCAACAGCAATTCAATCAGGTGGGGAACAATTTGGCTTTGAACAAAAAATCACCGGATGGTCATTTACTAATAATAAAATAGCACTTTCACAATTAAACGATGTTAGAGTTAAAACATATGCATATGGTCAAACTAGAGGATCAATATCACTAGACTTTGTATTATCAAGTCCGTGGTTCTTAGGATTAGTAGGATTTAAAGACGCTGGAACAACAGGTGCTGGTCCATATGTACATACCTGGGACTTGACAACATGTGCACAGAAAATAGACTCATTCACAACACAGGTAGGTCAATGTCAGGGAGGAACAGATATAGTAAGAACATTAACAGGTGGAATAGTCAATAGTGCATCAATATCAACATCAATAGGAGAATTAGCAAGAGTTACATTAGATACAAATTACAAGAATGAATCATTAACAGCATCATTAGACTCAACACCAGCAGGATTATGTGTTTCTGATCACATACCATTTACATTCGCACATGGAACCTTAGAATTTCCAGATTGTACCACAATAGGTGAAGTACAATGTGTGGATATAACAATAACACAAAATGCAGATCATATATGGGGTATTGGAAATAGTACAGCAAATTCAGCAATCAGAAGATTGACAGAAGTTACAGGAAAGATGAAATTTTCACATGTAGACAAGGCACAATTAATAAAATTATATGCTCAACAAAATAACACATTATGTAATGACTCAGCAGGAGCACAGACACTTGCAGCAGAACAACCAACATTAACACTCAAGTTTGACAATGGTGCATCAAGTACAGATTCAAGAATAATTGAATTTAACTTGACAGGAATTGCATTGGATGATCACAACCTATCCATTGAGCCAAACGAACCAATTTTCGAAGAAATAAGTTTCCAAGCAAGAGGAGCAACCGTTGTGGCAACTAACAATACATCAACAATACCAGCAGCAAGTTAGATAACCCTTATATACATCTTTATTGTTATATGATACATGGTGTTAAAGTCTTTCCAGGTAGATTATAAAGGAAGTAAAGAAGAAGTTGAATATGAGACTGAGTTAACATTCGGGGAGACAGAATCTATTATCAATCAATCATTAGACCTATCAGATATACAAAAACCAAAAGTAAGAATAGGAATATTCCGTAAACAGATATTAATGAAGACTTTAAGAAAAGCCCCATTCCCATATAAAGCAGAAGCATCAATTAATGCCGTATCTAATAAAACAATTAATGATATATTAGACCATATTATGGAGGATTATCCACTAGTCAATTTTTTAGGGGATTGGATGACGAGCTTCATGGGCTCAGAGGTGGAGAAAGAGCCACAATCGGAGTCTACTCCTTCTGTGCAACCAAATTCGGATGGACCAAAAGAGAAACAGACGAACACGGAGCACTCTTCCTCAAAAAAATTATAGCATACGTCAATGAGCATATGAAAGACGCTATACAATTCAAGTAATCTTTAAATCCCATTAGTACCATTTATATATCATGGCAGATTATAAACTAAAGCTTGACATAGACGCTGCATTATTAGAGAAAAAACTAGAGGCAGCAGCTAAGAAAGTATTTGGTAGATTAGGTGGAACAGGAGGAAGTTCTGGAGGTACAGGAGGTTCTAATACCAATGATGAGTTTAAAAAAGTGCTCAAAATAAACAAAGAGATAACTAAATCTCAGAATAATACACTTAAAACTAGAAGGAAATATGAACATGATTTGAAAATGGAATATGTCAGAGAAAAGGCAGCATTAAGAGCACATAATATTATGTTAGAAAAGGCAGGTGTACAATCACAAAGAACATTTAGAATGATAGGTCAATTATTAGGCGGTTCAATGGGAGGAACAGCAGGACAAACCATTGACATGGCAACAACTTGGTTTAAAGGTAAGCAAAAACAACGTAAAGACTCAAAGGCTACACGAGATGCATATGATATAATGCCTGCAAAACAACAAAGAAAATGGAGAAAAGCACATGGAGGAGAAGCACCCGGAACTGAAGATGACTCATTTAATCAATTTGCTGACTTTATGGGATCTGCAAAAGAAAAACTTGGTGAAGCAACTGGTAAAGTTGGTAAGAGATTTGGTGAAACAAGAGCTGGTAAAATACTTGGAAAGAACAAACAAAAATTTGCAAAGACTAAAGGTGGTAAAGCAGCAGGTAAAGCCGGTGGGGTAATGGCTGGTATGGGGAAAAAAATACCACAAGCAGTTAAACTTGCAGGTGTAGGTGCAGCATTGGCAGGTGGTGCAGGTTTAGCAAAAATGGTAATAGACTCGTCACCAATGTTAAAAGCAATGTTAAAATTATTGAATGTAGGTGTAATGCTTATATTAAGACCTATAGGTGACTTTATAGGATTCATGTTAAGACCATTATTATTAGAATTTGTTAAAAAGGTAGCAATTCCTGCATATAGATCAGGATCTAAATTAGCAAAAGAATGGGGTACAAAAGCAGGGAAAGTATTATTGACATTATTTACAAACCCTGCGGAGTTCATGGCTAAAGCAATAGTGAATCCATTAAAAGGAAGTTTAGAAAAAGGTTGGGCTTCAATGATGACTTCATTATCTAACCTAGGAGTTTTTTTATCATTTTGGTTAAAAGATGAAGATAAGAAGGCATTATACGCGGAAAATGAAGAAAAATTCAAAACTCAATCTGATGCCATAGATGAAAAATACCCTGGATTTGGAGATATGAATCAAATCCAACAGATGATGGAGGGTGCTGAAACATCTATTAAAACCCCTGATACAACAGATATTCCAGGTATGGGTGGTATTGGTGGTATGGCTGAAGATACAAAAAGCATAGCTGACAATGTAGAAACATTACCAGAAGATCTTGCGGAAGCAATTATTGCTGCACAGGCAGCAGCATCAATACAACAACAAAAAGAAGCAAATATTGCACAAGATGCAATTATGGAAGTTGCTAAGAAAGGTATAGGAATAAAAACAGGGGTAGATATTATTACAGGTTCTATGATAGAAGATGCAGGTGAAGCAAAGGAACAAGCAGCAATAGATGCAAGAAATGAAAAGAAAAAAATGGATAGACAGGGGAAAATAGACAAAACCCTTCTTAGTGATACTGCACGAAAGATATTGGCAGCAGCAGAAGAATATAAAAAAGGGAACAGCAAAGGAGCACAAGCCCAGGCAGGAGGAGTATATGGAAACTATAATCCTATGTCTACTGAAGATATGGGAGAATGGGTAGGAACTGGTAAATTTAAAATGGTAGGTGGAGTGAGAACTGAGAAAAGGGCATGGTGTGATGACAAACAGTCCATGGCTGGTACTGGTGAGTTTTATCAAAAGGGTGCACATGCAGAAGAGATAAAAGAATATCAAAATTTTGCTGCAACAACCAGAGAAGAAATGGAAATATATACGGCAGCTATAGAGGAAGCAGCAATAAGTGGAGAATCTGTATTGGCAGAATATAATAAGATGAGAGCAGCCGCATATCTAACTAATAATGCTATGAGTAACACTGAAGATCAGTTTAAAGCTATAGAAGAAAAAACAATCGAGGCATCAGATAGTTCAGTATTAACTGCTGATCAATATCAAAACTTGTTAATACAAGCAACCAAATCAAATGCTTATGCAGTATATACTAGTGGTCAGTTTGATAATATATTG